TTTATCAAATCTTCATCTTTTTGCTTAGTGTATTTCTTAATCCATTCATATTGCTTTATAACTGGTAATGCTCTAAATTCGTTTGCATCATTTCCAAATATATGTTTTCCGAATATTTCCATATTAGTATAAATTAAAAAGAACACCTCTAAAAAATAGGGTGTTCTCATTCGTGATACGCAAATATAGTGAATTGTTTTATAACATACCGTTTTCTTTCATTAATTTTTTATAAAAAACTTTTGCTTTTTCTACATCTGTAAAAAAATAATTAGTTTTAATATTAAAATAACCATCCTCAGAGATTAAGTCAATGCTTATTGTATTAGCTTTTTTGGTATTTTCTTTGAATTTATCAAATGAGTTATTATCTAAAATAGACTCTTTTTTACATTCATCACACTCAACCATTTTAATTTTTTCATCTAGTAAATTATATAAACCTCCAAAATAAATACAATATTTACATTTTTTTTCTTTATCAAAAGTAATAGGTGCTGAAACTTTTACTTTCACACCATTCATAAACTCTTCTGTTATGAACTTACAAACTTTTCTCTTTTTAGGTTCGCTTTCAATTTTGCTAATGTGATTTAGTAAATCATCTTTATGAATATAACATTCAAATTTATTAATAAATTTTTTAAGCTCTTTTAATGGTTTCATAATTATATAAATTTAAAATCCCTAACGCTCACCACAAACGAAAGGGATTAATATTGTTATTGTGGTGAATAGCAAATTTAAACAAAAAAACCTTCCAATTACGAAAGGCTTTTAATTTATAATCATTCTAATTAAGCTGTAGGCGTAATATTTCCTGTTCCACCTTCGTAATACTTAGTACCGATTTTTGCAACCGCTACAGAATTAACTGAATCGTACAAAGTAACCGTTAATGCATCACTAATAATAAACGCCGTAGTAGGTTCAAATTCCCACTCCTTAGTACTTGGTTCGTAAGTCAAAGATAACGCTACAATAGTATCTGCAACACCATTTATAGTGAATCTTAGGTTAGCAATTGCAATACCACCCAATTGACTTGCTTCATTCATTGAGAAATTAGCTTTGAAATAGATTTTTTGCTCTGATACGTCCGCTCTACCAGTCATTGTAATATCAGTGATAGGGAATAATGTATTTGCGTCAAACCCTAAAGTACTTCTATCTAAAACTGCTGTATAAAGGTTGTATTGGTCAGCGTTTGTTAATTGAACAACTGTTGTATTGTTTCCTGATACCGCTCCATCTGTATGAAAGTAAGTACCAGTGTTTAACATTCCTAAATCGTAACCGCTAAAAATAGTTCCGCTTAATGCTCCTGAGATAGAACCATCTTCAAAAACTAAAAGTAATTTATACGATTGGAAAGAGTTCATTGAATACAATGCTCTTGCATACGCCCAGCCTTTTAAGAATTTAAAAGTAAACATTGGCAATCCATTACGAACTACGCTCATAATACCACCTTGAAATTCTTCTGTTACCGCCTCAGGTGTTCCGTTGATAGCTTCAACCGCTCCTAAAACTGGTATAAAAGTACCATCTTGAATAAATGCGTTTGCCTCAGAACTTGTAAAAGTGTCAGTTGCCGTGTCTAATTGCCACGCTGGGTCAACTGCAATAAATCCAGTTACCCTTCCATTTTGAATAATGCAATCAGGAACACCTAAATTTTTACGTGTTGTGTTGCAATCTTTTTGATTTATTAATACTGCCATTGTTTTTTATTTTTTAATTAAAAATATTTGTTTTTATACAAGTGGAAACTCCACTAAATGTTATTTCTGCATTTAAAACTATTGCGTTGCATATAAATTGTAAATTTTCACTTTCAGAACGCATTGAGTATTTTTTTACTCTTCGTGTTCTAAAGTTGGTATCATCATATCTACTTATTCCGCTTAATCTCAATGCAATTAGTAAATTATCTAAGATAGGTTGTAAAATCAATTTGTAATCGTAAGCGTGTTGGTATGGATTAAACTCATTCGGTGCTTGACTTTCGTGTAATATCACTATTTGTGCATTTCTTGTTACACTAGGCTCACGCTCATTGTTTGAATCTTCATCTTCTACTAACCAAATCAAAGGAAAACTTAAACGCCCTTTTAAAACTAAGTATTCGCTCAAAATAGTTTCTGTTCCCCAACCGAAATTAATCGGAGCAGTTTGCGCTCCAACTTCGACATCAGGTAAAATTTCAACTACTCTAGCTAACTCATCTTCAAAAACTATCATATTCCAAATGTATTTTTAACTTCTGATTCACAATAAACTCTAAAATTCTCTATATTAAAATCTGTGAAATCATCTGCTTTATCCATTAAGTACTGATACAAAGAAACCTCTACTTCATCGCCTTGACCGAACCAATCTATAAAAAAATTATCATAAATAATAGGCTCAATTAAATAGCCTTTTTGATATTGCTTTATAAAGTTTTGATTTGCCGTTGCGATTTTGTAAGCTGGTGTTATTAAATTTGATTTTTCAGCATCCGTTTTTACAACTCCTACTCCTGATAATTGTTCGTTTCGTTCAGTAACAAACTCTTCAAATATTTTGTAAGCGATTAGACTATAATCATAATCTAAACCGCTCCAAATTTTATTATCATATTCATTTCCTTGAACTAACTTTTTATAAGAAGCGTATAGCGGATTATCAATGTCCGCTAACGCTAATTGTAATGTGTTATAAGTCTGTAAACCTAAAGCATTAACCAAAATTGACTTTTCAATTCTCACACACAAATTAGTTAAATAATTTTCACTATTTGGTGTTTCTAAAGCTGGATTTGCTACGATAACCGCAACTGATTGCGGAATATTTAACTCATTAGCTTTTTGAAAATATGTTTTGTCAATTATATTTGGCATTATTTCTCTGTTTTTGGTTTTTCTACTTTTTTCTTTTCAACGTATAAATGAGCATCTTCTTTCGCTACTCTTGTAGTTTTACCATTATAAGTAACCTCTACCGTTGTATCTTGATAATGTCCCATATTACGCTTGTGTTAATGCAGTAATAGCATCTGAAAAATCACCATAAACAAAAGCTCCGTAATGATTAGATTTTACTCTTTGTACTAATCTAGCTTCCGCAAGAATAGTTACTAAGTTTTTAGTAAAGTCATCATTTTCGTAACCTACATTAATAGTCAATCCTTCTTTGAAACGTACACCTGATTTACTAAAATCACCTACTAAGAATTTATCAATAGTAACTCCAGTGTTTGCAACAACTCTAATACCAGCAACGTTAGTACCATCTTGTGAAGCAAATGGAGGCATAATATAATGACCATCTGTTCCTTTTGATAACTCCATACCAGTCACATCTGTTGGATGCATTACAATGTAATTAGGCTCAAATAAGTTAACACGAACTTGGTTGATTGCAGTTCTCAATACATCCCATTTGTTAGGCGTTGGAATAGCTAAAGCAAAAGCACCAGCAGCCCAAGCAGTAGCGTTTGTTGTAATACCAGTTAAGTTAACGGTTAAACCAGTACCATTCAATAATTGGTCGTCAATTTTTAAGTTGATTAACTCAGTTAATTCTTGGTCAATTTCAGAACGCATCAATTCAACATCATCTAACATTTCTTTTGTGACTTTAATGTAAGCAGTAACTTTTTTAACGTTAGCACTTGCAACTACTAAATCAAAATCAGCTTGAGATTTCGCAGCACCTTCCGCAGTCATTGCAGCACCACCATCAGCATTTTTCTGTTCTACCCATTCCCAAACGTTAGACATAATTGTACCAACGTTAACCAATTCTAAAATGAAAGGGTTACGTCTTACAATTCTTGTGATTCCTTGCTCTCTTTCGGCTTGTGGAATTTGACCAGTTGTGTTAGTTGAAAGAGCCATTGTACCAGCTGCTTTAAGTGTAATTTGTACACTAGCACCTGATTTTTCTTTCATTGCTTTTAACTCTTCTGATTTTTCTTTCAAAAGTGTTCCAATGTTTTCAGGAGTGTTACTTGGCACTCCTTTAGTTTCAAGTTCTAATACTTGTAAAGCCAACTCTTCAACGTTTGCTTTTAGTTTAGCAACTTCTTCTCCTTTTGTTTCTAAATCTTTAACCGCAGATAATACTTCGATTAATTCAGCTTTTGAAACCGTTTCGTTTTTCATTGCGTCAATTTTATCTCCTAACGCTTTGATAATTTCTTCTTGTGTCATTTTCTTTAAAATTTGTTTAATAATTGTTTTAAATTCTCAGTAAAAAGAAGTGATTTCTCGGCTTCCTCAATTTCAAGTGATTTCTCGGCTTGTTTATTGTTACTTACTTGTCCAGTAGCAGAATTACTACCAAAGACAACTAAACTTGATTCTCTTACGTTTTTAGCTTCTTTTATTGCAAAGAAGTAATA